ACGAAGCATCTGTGGTGGACGCGATTCAAGCAGGCGAACATCTTTAGTGTTTGGGTAGTTCATGGAGATAGTATAACACAACAGGAGTCTCAATAATGTCTTTATCGTCCTTTCTTAAGATTTTTAAAACTAAAGACCAAGAAACCTCAACAAAAGCTATACCTATTAACAATTATACCTCAGGATTACAGATAGTTTTTGGTGATAAACCCGTCCAAGACCTATCACCTACCGCTCTTATTGCACTAAATAAAGGTTGGGTAAGTATCTGTAATAGCAAAAATAGCTCAACTTTAGCCTCTATACCCATAAAACTCTACTACCACTCAAAGACAGGCACCGAACCATCAATTACAGCATATAAGCGATTAAGTACAAAGAAACAGACAAAAGTAGCCAATTCTCTAAATATTGAATTAAAAAGCTCAGAAAACATAACAGAGATAACAGAACACCAAATTCTTGATCTTTTCTCCAATATAAACGAAACTTATAACTATTTTGATTGGTGTGAACTAAATTTTGAATATCTTGGACTTATTGGTAATTCTTATAATGAGATAATTTACCAAAATAATATACCTATTGCGCTAAATCCTTTATTGTCTGAGTATGTAACACCAGTAGCAACAGGACATAATCAAGGCAGAATACTATATTACATGTATAGACCAGAGACGGGAAAAGAAATCAAGTATATGCCTGATCAGATATTGCACTTTGCTCAATATGCTCCCGGTAATTTATTGGTTGGTAAAGGCGATTTAGAAAATTGTATCAGTGCTCAAGAGAGATATCTATTTTCGGACGCTTACGAGAAATATCTTGGATTAAATAACTCACGTCCGGACTTTGCAGTTAATTTTAAAAATAAGCTAAGTGAGAAAGACATGAAGGATATCTATCGGCAATTAAATAAGAGATTTGGTAACGTGAAGAACGCCGGTAAGGTTATGGTAATAAGTGGAGAGATGGATATTAAGACATTAGGTTTTAGTCCAAGAGATTTACAGACAGCAGTGAGTAGACAGTGGAGTCTTAAGGAGATATGCGGTGGTTTTGGCGTACCGGAGGCATTAGTTTCGACTACCGATGTTAATAGAGCCAATGCAGTGGAGTCGATGAACCACTATTTACGCAATACAATTTACCCGAAAATGGTGAAATATCTATCTAAAATTAATGAACAACTAACGCCTAAGTATGATTCTAACCTTTATGTGTGGTTTGAGGAGCAATACTTGGAAAATCCCGTAGAGAAGGTACAGAATACGATAAGTGCTTATAGTGCGGGTATTATCGACAAAAATGAAGCTCGGAGTAATTTGGGGTATGAGCCCGTTAATGATGTTGGGTCAGATGAGGAGGAGAATAAATGAAAGAATCAGTTAAATTAAGCAGTTTGAAGCCGTTTTTGAATACGGATGGACTAGACCAAGAATCTGAAGTATTAAGGAAAAGATTCAGTTCTAAGATGACTATTGCTCCGGACGAAGAACGAGTGGCTATATCGGTTATCAGTTGTACTACGGAGGATGCAGATCAAGATGTAATATTGCCGACTGGAGCAGACCTAAAGCGATATCAAAGTAATCCCGTTGTTCTTTTCGGACATAATTACTCTTCTAAACCAATTGCAAAAATAGTAGCACTAAGCGTTACTGAGGATGCTATAACTGCCAAGATGCAATTCGCTGACACTCAAGAAGCGTTAGAGTGTTGGAGTTTAGTTAAAGGTGGTTATCTTTCTGCTTGCTCTATAGGCTTCATCATTAAGGAGGCTTATCATGCAGGTACAGATGAGTTCAAACAATTTATCAGAGAGAGAAAGTTAAAAATAAAGGACACCGTTAGACGAATCATATCAAAATTTGAATTATTGGAGAATAGTTTAGTCCCAATTCCTTCTAACCCAGACGCTCTAGTACAGGCAGTTAGTTCCAAATCAATTAATCTTAGTGAAAAGATGCTAAAAGAACTAGATCTGCCCAAGGTTATAGTTAAGGAGGAGCCTAAAGTAGAGGAAGTAAAAGTAACAGAAGTGGCTAAGGTTGCTGAAGTTAAAGATAAACCTAAAGCCACAGAAATACCGCGATATATTAAGGTGCTAAGACACGGAAATTATGACATTAAAAAATTGGCAGAATTACATAGATTAGCTAAAATTGGAAAAATAGTGTAGGTTGGTATAGGTGATTCACTATAATAATTAACAGAACACTTATATACCATATCTCAAATCATTTGGTTGATATGAGTAAAAGTAAATAAGGCAGTAGATAGAAACATATGAGTAAAAGTAAATAAGAGTAAACAGGAGAAACATGAAAATAAAGCTATTAACCAATATCGACAAGGATGGCATTAAGCTGATTAAGGATTCAATTTTGGATGTTGACGAAAAGACATCTGCTGAAATGATTGAATCTAAGTCGGCTGAAGCATATGTCGAGGAAGTTGAAAAAGAACAAATTAAACAGGAGATAGTTAAAATGACAGAGAAAACTGAAGAGAAGAAAGTTGAAGTTGTAAAGATTAAAGATAGCCCACAGAAGAAATTCATCGATGGTATTAGGTCTTTGGCGACTGGTGAGATTAAGGAGATCACGTTGAAGGCTCCGACCGGCCAAGATGAAAGCTCCGGGGCTGACGGGCAATATTTGGTTTATCAAGGCATGGATACACTAAAAGGCGCTCTAATGGCTGATTCTGTTATTTGGGGTAAATGTGAGAGAATCACCTCATTCGGACCTTCTGAATATGGTAGATTTATTCCTTATAGAGACGAATCAACACTGAATACTACATCCGCTCCTCGTGTTTACGCGCCGGGAGAAGGAAATACTAAGACCTCGACAAAAATGGCCTTCAATAGACACGACCTGAAGCTTGGACTTGATAGTTGTGTGGTTTACCTAACTGACGAGATCCTTGCTGACGTTGGATATATTGAGCAGTATATTATCTCGTCTATGCGTGGTAAGCTAGGATGGCAGGCAGATTATAACATCCTCAAAGGTACTTATTCTGCCGCAGTCCAAGGTTGTATTGGAGTGTTTGATGCAGGAGCAGCTAATTTCTATGTGGAACCTGTTGCTCACAATGCTACCTATACTGGCAATATTATCAATCAGATCATACACGGTGTTGATCCTAGGTTGAGAGCTGGTGCGGAGTGGTACATGAGCAATAACATGCATGCTACCTTGGTTGGTCAGTTGGGTCAAGGTACTACGCTTTCTACTCAGCCTCTATTCTCAAACAACAACAACACGCTCGCCGGTTATCCGGTTAATATCATGACGCAGATGAGTGCTTTCGGATCTGCTGGTGATATCCTATTCGGTAACTTTGCAAGAGGATATACGGTTGCACAGAAAGGCGAAATTACGTTGGCTAAGAGTAAAGACTTTGCCTTCCTTACTGATGAAGTTGTTTTACGTGCCACATTTAGGTATATGGGCGCTCCAACTTACAGAAAGTATGCTGGAGTTGATGCCGTTGAAGTTGCAGCCTTCTCGAGCACAAGTGGTACGGTTTAAGTAGTAGAACTGTTTAAACCGGGTTGGGTCTAATCCTAACCCGGTTTAAACGTAGATTGAAACAAACAAGTAGAACGCTTAAGACAACAAAGTAGAAACAAACAAGCACAAGCGGTACGGTATAAGTAGAACTTTTTAAACCGGGTTGGGTCTAATCCTAACCCGGTTTAAAAGTAGATTGAAACTAAAGCCTTATCAACAGAGTTGTTAAGGTAAAAATATCTTAAGTAGAAAGTAGAACGCTTAAGACAACAAAGTAGAAGGAGTTAAATCATGTCAGAGTTCAATTCTTTATCCGATCTTATCATATCATTACGCAATTACGAGCACAAGAAAATACTTGATCCTCGTTTCCAAATTAAAGATGGAAAATTATCTTTAAAACAGAGTACGGGACAGAATGAAGTTGTTTCGGCAGACGGGGGATATCTTTTAAGTGGTGAAGTTCTTGGTCCAATTGTTAGAAGTTTGGCACAGAAATCAACTCTATGGTCTAAGGCTACCAAGTTTTACTCTTCTCGTGATGGCGTAAATACAGCTTTTATACCTTATGTGACAGAGACAGCACGTAATGATTCTGCTTATCAACTTAAGACTTATTGGGTGGAAGAAGGACATGCTAAGACTTCGGCAAAATATCAGTTCGGCTTAAGAAGCGTGAAATTGACCAAAGTATATGGGTTGATGTATGTAACAGACGAGCTATGGGATGACTCGGTTGCTCTCCAAGGTGCTATTGACGAGTTTGTAACATCGGAGAGAGATGGTTCGCTCATATGGAAGATAGAACAGGCTATGCTAACTGGTAATCCCGCTACTTCTATGAGCGGTATTATGAGTGGTTCTAGCGCTGGTACTATTGGTGTTGCCGTGCCAGATCCTATTGTAGAAGAAACATTATTAAATTATGTTAAGGCATTGGCACCTGCTACATTGGCTACATCAGAGTGGTATATGTCAAAGGAGAATTTTAATGATATTCTGGATATTAATTTTACTAATGATGATGTATGCGTATTTAGAGACGGCAAGATGTATTTGTTTGGGATGCCGGTCAATGTTATGGAGCAGATGGTAACTCCTAATGATTTAATGCTTGGAGATGTAAGTCAATACGCCATAGCACTAAAAGATGGTCCTCTAGTTAATAAGGCAATTTCTATCCATGTAGCCTTTTTAACCGACGAGAAAATAATAAGATGGGGTATTAGGCTCAATGGTGGGAGTTTTGGTTCTGCCTTTACATTAGAGGATGGGACAAATGTTGGTACTTTCGTTGTTCCTGCATCAAGTCCGGCAGAAGAAAGTTCTAGTTCTTCTAGTTCTTCTTATGTCATAAATTGGAGTTCTTCAAGTTTTTCAAGTCCTTCAAGCAATTCTTCTAGCTCTTTTAGTTCTCCATCGTCTTCAAGCGAGAGCTCTTCTAGTTCTTCATCGTCCTAATTATCTTCGGCTTTAGGAGGTAATCAGTATGGCTATTATTACAAGTGCTGACTATGAGAGCATAACAGGAATCACTTTAAATCCGGCAGAAACGGCAAGAGTAAATTCTTTAATACCTATCGTTCAGTCACAAATAGAAACATATTGCGACAGGTATTTTGATTCTGCTACTTATTCAGAGTGGTTTGATTACTCTAAATATATTGTATTAAGACAATATCCTGTTACACTAATTAAATATGTAGGTACGGCTAATAAGGTTGCTACGTTCTCCAATACCTCATCCTATACATTTAATATTGCGCCTACACAGATAGATATAATTGATGATAACCTAAGCTCTACCACTATTACTTTAGGTGGAACTAATGATACACTCTCTAATGTATCATCTGCGGTTACTACGGCTATACCTACTATGACTTTAACAGTTGAGGCTGGTTATGAAAGTATGAATTATCAGTTATTCAGAAGTGGTACGGGAGAGAACTTGTATGGAGCAGTAAGGTCTACAGTTGCCACAAGACTATTAGATGACGAAAATAGGACAGTAGAGTTGCTATCGCTAACTGATTCTTATTTCCCATATTCTGCTAATTATTGTTGTTTTGATCATAATGTATTTATTGTTTATACTGCTGGATATACGGCAGCTACCTATCCTAAGGCGTTACAATACATATGTGCTATGATCATAAAGGATGTAATAAATATACAGGATGCTGGTATTACAGGACTACTTACGGGAGAGACCATAACTAATTACTCGTGGCAATCTAACGCAGAGATGATTGGTTATGTAGGTAAGGAGATGGATAAGTATTTAGGTGAGTTGGAACCGTTTGTGAAAAAAGTAATATAGGAGATGTTAATAAGACCGTAGATTTGTAACGGTTATAATTGGCATGATTTAAAAAAAAATGAGCATAGAGCAACTCTACTGGTTCCAAGCTGATTTTTATTCAGACGAACTAACTACTGCCGTGCCTGACTCTCGTGGCGGTATTGATAGAGTTTCTGTTTATAAGTTCACTAAAAAATGCTTTTATACTTGGCTCTCAGGACAGGAACAAGTAATTTATGGAAAACAAAATATCCCCGCAACTCACCGTCTATTTTGCAAAACTGATTCTCAAATAAAGTCTACTGATTTAGTATTAATTGATAACGTATGGTATGATATATTACATATTAACAACGCCGCATATTGGTCTCATAAGCACCATCTAGAAATATTGATTAAATCTTGCGAAGCCCCCCAAATTTATAATCCTGTTTCTACATCTTCCGAGTCTTCTTCCGAGTCTTTTGGCAACGTTTCTACAAGTTCAAGTTCATCAAGTTTTAAGGATCAATCTAGTCTGTCTTCAGATTCGTCCTCAAGTTTCTCTAGTTCTTTAAGTTCTACAAGCCAAACCTCTAGTTCATCTGACAGCTCATATATTAGAAGGTGGAGCAGTTCTTCAAGCAGTTCAAGTTCAAGTAGTTCTTCAAGTAGTTCTTCAAGTTCTTCTTATTTCATAAATTGGAGTTCTTCTAGTTTTTCAAGCAGTTCTTCAAGTTCTTCATCTTCACGTTCTTCTAATAGTTCTTCAAGTTCTTCTAGCAGCTCTTCATCTTCTTATATAAAAGGATTATCAAGTTCAAGTAGTTCTACAAGTCAAACCTCTAGCTCAAGCGAAAGCTCATATATTAGAAGATGGAGTAGCAGTTCTTCAAGCAGTTCTACTAACATAGAAAATAGCTCAGAATCAACAGATAGTAGTGATTCTTCTTCTGACAGTTCATATATTAGAAGGTGGAGTTCTTCATCTTCATCTTCTAGCTCTTCTTCAAGTAATTCAAGCTCTTCAAGTAGTTCGCAGATAGAAAACCATAGTTCTTCAAGTGACTCAAGTAATTCTAGTTCTTCTAAGAGTTCTTCAAGTGACTCAAGTAATTCTAGTTCTTCTAAGAGTTCTTTAAGTTCTTCTAGCAGATCAAGTAGTTCAAGTAGTTCTACAAGTCAAACCTCTAGCTCAAGCGAAAGCACATATATTAGGAGATGGAGTAGCAGTTCTTCAAGTTCGTCTACCAACATAGAGAATAGTTCTGAATCAACAGATAGTAGTGATTCTTCATCCGAAAGTTCATATATTAGGAGATGGAGCAGTTCTTCAAGCAGTTCTTCATCTTCAAGTAGTTTAAGTTCTTCAAGTAGTTCAAATAGTTCTTCTTCAAATTCTTCATCTTCACGTTCTTCATCTTCAAGTAGTTTAAGTTCTCCAAGCAGTTCAAGTTCAACTTCAAATTCTTCTAGTTCCAGTAATTCTAGTTCCAGTAATTCTAGTTCAAGTAGTTCAATAGATTCAAGC